GCAAACTCAGACCTTGTGTTTGATGCTGACTACAGTGCCTTTGACTCAACAATCCACGGCAACACCCTGGACGCGTGGTGTGATATTGTGAATGGAGTGATGGGTGGAACTGAGGAAGTTCGTCGTGCTCGTCGCACTTTGGTGCGGTATAGCTATGACAGAGTCTCTCAGGTGACCAACGTGCAAGTTAAAATTTCACAAGGCATGGCCAGCGGAATGCCTTTCACGGCTGTGGGGAACAGTGGATGTAATTCCATCTACCTCAGAGCTGCGTGGCTGATGCTCGCAGAGGAACACGCACCAGAGATGGCAGATCTCGCACTGTTCGACAAACACGTCAAAGCCATAGTTTATGGTGATGACAACGTTGTTACAGTGAAGGCACAAGTGAAGAACTGGTACAACCTGAGGAACATTGCTCTGTGTCTCGAGCCCTTCGGCATTCTTATGACCGATGGGGCCAAGAACCCACGACACATGACACAGCCATTCAATGTGTGGGAGAACATTCGCTTCTTGAAGCGTGCGTTCAAGAAAGATGAGAAGACAGGACTTTACCTGGCCCCGATAGACAAGAAGACTATCATTGATCGGGTGCGCTACGTGAGGTCTAAGGATGCATGGTGGCCTGACCTTGAGATGAGAATTGAGAGCTCGATGGCTGACTGCATGATGCACGGAGAAGAATACTTTGAGGCATTCAAATTCTTCATCAACTCCGTGATGGAAGAGAGAGGCTTTCCAAATTTCACGATGTCCTTTAGGACAGAGCGGGGGAAGTGGGAAGCTGCTGCACAACTCTTCAAGCTGGAATCTGGAAATGAGATGACCTTCGCGAGACAGAACAACCAGGCAGTAATTGAGGTGTTCCATGTTCGTTTGGACAGGGCACCCACAGTTATCAATGGACAATATTACCTTCGCGTCAACGGCCCCAGAGATCCAGCAGGGAATGAAGCCAACACTCTTGAGCGATGGGTTCTTCCAGCGAACACCACCAACCCCTCCCAGATCACCCCGCCCACGGTGCCGCCAACTTCTACAGGAAACGTGTCGGCGCAGGAGATTCAGAGGGCAGTGAACAATGCGTTCGCACAACAAAGACCAGTTCTTACACAAGTAGAGATTCAGCAAGCTGTTGCGAGAGAACTGGCACTGAGGCCGATGTGCCCCAACGCAAACCAGATTCAAGTCCTACTTGACAATGCTTTGGCGCGTCTTCCTCAGACGGGAGTCACACAGGCTGACTTGCAGGCTTTGATCAATAATGCCTACTTGACCTACGTGGTTCCCACCCTACCGACACCACCCACGGCGTTTGTTCCCAACATCAGGAAGCGTAGCGACAGAGGAGAGAGGTTTCCTTTCTACAATCACACTGTTGTCCACGATAATCTGCACAAGAATGGAGATATGAGAGCAGCGCTGGAGTTTGTGACTTCCAAGGGTTACCGCACTGTAACGATACTAGGCAGGACTTTTATTGAAGGTGCTGACTGGCCAAACTGGGCTTCTGGTCCAGTGACATACAACGGAGCCATGATACTCGATATGTTCGAGCAGCAGGGAGTCATAGTTGAAGTG